CTCCGCCCTCCCCTGGAGCAACCAGGAGAGCGCGACAACCGAGTGGGCCGCCCATTTCATGGGCCGTTTTGAAAGGCAGGTGTGAGCCGTGGAGAAAATCGAAATCGGGTACACGGTGGAAAAAGAGCGGTGGCTGGAGGCGGCCAACAATCTGTATGAGTTTGGCCAGATCATGGCGCGGAACCTGCGGAAAATGAACAGGGACGGACGCGGACAGGAGGACGCGGACGATCTCACGGCGGACATTATGCTGGCCTGTACGGCAATCGGCTATGTGGCGGAGTTTGCCGTGGATAAATGCCGGTTTATGCCTGTGCGAGGAAATGAAAAAGGCAAAGGAAAGGGGCGTTGACCATGCGGGCGGTGCTTATGAGCATAAAACCCGAGTGGTGGAAGAAGATCCTGGCCGGAGAAAAGACCGTGGAGATCCGAAAGACTGCCCAAAAGGGCGGAGCGGGAGAGCCGAAACCGTGGCCGCTGCTGGTCCTGGTCTATGTGAGCGGAACGGGCGCTGTGCTGGGGCAGTTCTACTGCCACGGGTGGGCGAAAAGCGATTTTTGGCCCATGTCTTACATGGCCTCCCGCTCCTGTGTGCCCGTTGAGGATCTGGAGAGATACGCCGACGGAAAGCCCCTGTATGGCTGGATCGTGGGAGAGGCGGAGGCATACGACACGCCCAGCCCGCTGGCGGAGTTTGGGATGACCCGGCCGCCCATGTCGTGGCAGTACATAGAAATACCAGAAACGGAGGGATAAGGCATGAAAGAATATCTGCGGGCGGTGTGTTTGTGCGCGGCCATCGTTGTGGTGGTCCTTTTTGCCACGGGCATGGTGTGGTACGGGTATCTGGTGACGGCCGCGCTTTTTGGGCTGACGCGAGGAGAAACGGCGACCGCCGCCCTGGGGATCGCGCTGGTGGCCGGGGCCGTCAAGGCATACCGGGAGCGGAGGCGCCAGGGCGTGAGGAGAGAGGCCATAGAAAAGGCGATCCAACTGTGGGAGGCCCTTATGGCAAAACAGCGGTATGAAATGCCGCCGGAGGAGTGGCGGCGCCTGCAGCCCTTCTACGTCCTGACCGTCGAGGCGCTGAAAAATGAGCGCGACCGGGCCGCGAGGCGTGGAGGAGTGAAAGAAACCGGGGAGAGCAGCGAGGGCGCATAAAATGGCCATCAACATTTCCGACCTGCCGCCGAAATATCAGGCCCAGGCCGTAAAGAAGTACATGGAACAGCAGGCGCGGCGGGGGCCTTTGCCCTCCGCCGCCGCTGTGCAGGATCCCGGAAAGGTGAACAAGTACAGGAACACCCCGACCACACGGGTGACGCCATCCGGGGCCGTTCTTCACTTCGACAGCCAGAAGGAGGCCCGCCGGTATGACTTCCTGATAGAGCGGGAACGGCGCGGGGAGATCCGGGACCTGCGCCTGCAGGTTGACTTCACCCTCCAGGAGGCATACACGGACGCGGAGGGCCGCAGGGTACGAGCCATCCGGTACAGGGCCGATTTTACATACTACGAGGGCACCCAGGGGCGGCAGGTAGTGGAGGACGTAAAAAGCCGGCCAACACGCACCCGGGAATATGCCATGAAAAAGAAAATGCTAAAGGACCGTTTTGGAATTGACATAACCGAGGTGTAACCATGAGAACAACAAGGGGCACGAACCCGGAGCGGGAGGCCGTCAAAGAGTACCTGCAGCAGTACCATGACGCCAAAGCCAAAAAGCAGATACTGGAGGAGCGCCACCGCACCCTTTCCGCCGACCTTCGGGACCCTGGCGCGGGATCCGCATACAGGACCATGCCGACCTCCAAGAGGCAGGCCAGAGAGGGCGGGGCGGTGTCCCTTGTGTACCGGATCGCGGAGGTGGAGGACCGGATCGGCCAGCAGCGGGAGGCCATGGCCAAAGCGGTCCTGCACGTCATGGACATGATAGACCTACTCCCCCAAAATTCCATGGAGCGCACCGTGGTGGAAATGCGGCATATAGACTGCAAGCCATGGGAGAAGATCGCCCAGGCCGTACACATGAGCAGGTCCCGCGTATTCGACTACTACAACGCCGCCCTGGACACCCTGCTGACCTACAAGCGCACGGAGAAACTGCTGGGGGACTACACGGCCGCCAAAGAAAAAAGCAAGCGCGGATAAAAGATCGGACGCCATCGGACTTTTTACTGTGCTATATTGATAGCATGGAAATCGGGAGGGCCACCAGGGAAACGCCTGGCGGCCCTCCCCTTTCCATACCTGAGCCGGGCGGAGCGTAGGCGCGGGGGCTTTCCTCCTTTCACCCCGCAGCGTCCGCAGTACCAGGGCGGACGCAGCCCGGCAATCACATGGCCATGGGCGTCATACCATGGGCGCCCATGGCCTCCCCTCTCCGAAAAATGAGAGGGCGCCCCCCCATTTGGGTCCTTCCCAGGTGGTACGACCGTGCGGGGCGCGGAAGGCCCGGCGTTTTTCTCCAAGAAAATCCCTGAAAAACGGGCCGTTACGTTACGCATTGACGCGCCGGCCGGAGCAATCGGGAGGCACCCACCCCCTAAAGGGGGTGAGGCCCGAAAAAATCCAGAGGAAACGAGGTCAAAAAAACGAAATCCACCACCAGGCGGAAAGCGAAACCGGCGGGGCCATCCGGCCGGCGGCGGAAAAGGGGGTGCTGCAGGTGGCGGGAACGACGAAAAAAACAGCGCCAAAGAGGTCCACGACGCCGGCGGTGCTGACCGGGACGGTGCCGGAATGGGCCAATTCCACCGCCATCGCCCAACTGCTGGGGAAAACCACCCGGCGGGTCCAGCAGTTGACCCAGGACGGGATCCTGGAAACCGAGGTCCCGCCCGGCGGCGGGGCCAGGAAGTACCGGACCTGCGAAACGATCCAGCGGTATATCGCCCACGTGGAGCAAAAGGCCCAGGAGATCGGAGAGGGCGGCCGCCTGGCGGAACTGAACCTGAAAAAACTGGAGGCGGAGGTGGCCCTGAAAGAGAGCCAGGGCAGCCTCCACCGCCTGAAAACCGCCATAGCGGAGGGGAAATACCTGCCGGCGGAGCAGGCCACCGAGGAACTGGCGGAGTTTATGGCGGCCTTTCAAAAGTTCGCCATGACGATCCCGGCCCGCATGGCCGGGGCCATGTCCGGGTATGCGGACGCCATCACGATCCGCAACGCACAAAAGGCCATCCGCAAGGAACTGGAAACCATGCTGACGGCCTATGTGGACGCCATGCAGGCGGAGGACCCGCCGGAGGCCGCGCCGTGAGGAAGTACCGAGTAAAACCCTACAAGGTGCCCCGGTGGATGGTGCCGGCCATTGAGATCCTGCGGCCAAGGGAACGGGTAAGCACATCCGCATGGGCGGAGCAGAACCGGGTCCTGCCAAACGGAAACGCCATACCAGGGCCGTGGCGGAACAACGTCACCCCGTACCTGGTGGAGATCATGGACGCCTTTTCCGACGAAACCACGGAAAAGATCGTCTTTGTCAAGCCCACGCAGGTGGGCGGCACCTCCGCCATGGAGAACGCCCTGGGGAGCCTGATAGACCAGGATCCGGCGCCGGCCATGTTCGTGTACCCTTCGGACGAACTGGCAGAGCGCACGGTGGAGGCGAAACTGGAGCCAATGATCCGCCAGTGTAAGGCCCTGGCGGAGAAGTACCGGGAGCATGACAGCAAGCGACTGGCCCTAAAGTTCCGGGATATGATCGTCTACCTGACCGGAGCCAACAGCCCGGCCAGCCTGGCCTCCACCCCGATCCGATACCTGTTTCTGGATGAAGTAGACAAATTCCCGGGGGCGACCAAAAAAGAGGCCGACCCCGTATCCCTGGCCATTGAGCGCACAAAGACATTTTTCAACCGCAAGATCTTTATGGCCTCCACCCCGACCCTGAAAACCGGGCCGATCTGGAAAGCCAAGGAGGAAGCGGACGCGGAAAAACACTACTTTGTGCCGTGCCCCCATTGTGGGGAATTTATCGAACTGAAATTCGCACAGATCAAGTGGCCCAGCAAGGACGACGTGCCGGACCAGGCGGAGCGGGCCGAAATGGCCACATACGTGTGCCAGGCGTGTGGGTGTATCATCACAGACCGGGACAAGGCGGCCATGCTCCAGGCGGGCCGGTGGCAGATCGTCCGGCAGACCACGACGACACCCAAAAGCGTGGCCTACTGGATGAATACCCTGTATTCGCCGTTTACCAGGTTTTCCGACATCGCCCGGGAGTTCATGCGGGCCAAGGACGACCCGGAACTGCTCCACAACTTCGTCAATTCGTGGCTGGCGGAGCCGTGGGAGGACACCAAACTGAAAACCAACGCCGAAATGGTCATGGAGCGGCAAACGGAGGTTCCGGCCTGGTCCCTCCCGGCGTGGACAAAACTGCTGACCGGCGGGATCGACGTGCAGGAAAATTGCCTGTACTGGGTGATCCGAGCATGGGGCGACTTTATGACCTCCCAAAACGTGGCCCATGGCCAGGCGCTTTCCATGGCGGAAGTGGAACGGATTATGAATACCGAGTTTTCCCTGCCAGACGGCGGAAAGGTCATGGTGGACCTGGCCCTGATGGACAGCGGCGACCAGACCGACGCGGTGTATGAGTTCTGCACCATGAACATGGACTGGGTGCGGCCCTGTAAGGGCGTCCCGTCCCTCCAGGGCCATTACAAGATCTCCACCGTGGACAAGGCCGGGAGCCGGGCCAACGGTATGCAACTGGTCCTTGTGGACGGCGGCAAATACAAGGACATGATCGCCGGGCGCATGAGGCGGCCAAACGGGAACGGATCCTGGATGGTGCATAAAGACTGTGATCTGGAGTATGCGGAGCAGGTCACGGCGGAGCATAAGATCACCGAGCGGGCCGCCGGAAAAGAGGTTCAGCGGTGGGTGCTGAAATCCTCCCACGCGGACAACCATTACCTGGACTGCGAGGTGTACGCGGCGGCGGCCGCCGACGTGCTGGAGGTCCGGTCCCTGTTCCTGAAAAACCCGGACCGAGCGGAGGAGCAGGCGCCAAAGCCGGCACCGCCAAAGCCGCAGCCGGCACCGGAGGAAACATGGATCCAGCAGAATGAAAACTGGTTCTGACAGGAGGCAATCATGGAACTGGACAACACAACAGCGGCCCCGGCGGAACTGCTGGAGCAGGTCAACAAGGCGATCACCACCGTGCTGGTGGGCGGGCAATCCTACCGGATCGGCAGCCGCCAACTGACGCGGGCGGACCTGGCCATGTTGAAAACCCTCCGGGACGACCTGGAGGCGCAACTGGCGGCCGACGAAAGCGGCCCCCTGCTGGGGCGCACCTACATGGCATTTTTCGAGGGGAGGTAAAGCGGTGAGTTTCATTGACAGCATGATCGCGGCCGTGTCCCCAAAGAAAGCATACGAGCGGGAGGCGTGGCGCCAAGGGCTGGAGGCCATGCGCGGGTATGACGCGGCCGGGTTCGGCCGGATCAATTCCGGGTGGAGGGCACACAACGAGAGCGCGGAGATCACAGACCGATACAGCCGGGACGTGGTACGCGCCCGCGCCCGGGACCTGGAGCGGAACAGCGACATTCTCCAGGCCGTGGTCCTGGCCTACAAGCGCAACGTGGTGGGAAAGGGCTTTACCCTCCGGGCAAGGACCGGGGACGACGACCTGAACCGCCAGATCGAAAAACTGTGGCGTCAATGGTGCAAGGCCAGAAACTGCGACGTGACCGGGGAGCAATCCTTTACCGAGATCCTACGCATGGCCGTGGAGCGCAAGAAGGTGGACGGCGGGATCCTGTTCCTGTTCCGCCACACCTCCGGCGGCGTGGTGCCGTTCAAGTTGCAGGCCATTGAGGTGGACGAACTGGACGTGACACAGAGCGCCCCGCACCGGCAGGGAAACCGTGTCGTGGGCGGGATTGAATATAATTCCTGGCGCCGGCCGGTGGGCTACTGGATCCAGCAATATGATCTGGAGGGGTGGCGCCTGCTGCAGCCGATCTACATTGACGCCAAGGACGCCTATTTCCTGAAATCGAAACGGCGGCCCAGCCAGATCCGGGAAATGTCGGATATGTCCCACACGATCACCAGGATCCGGGACGTGAACGAGTTTATAAACGCGGTATCCGTCAAGGAGCGGATCGCGGCCTGCCTGGCGGTGCTGATCAAAAAGACCATTCCGACCGGGACAAGCCTGGGGCGGTCCGGGGTTCGCGGGCCGGACGGCCGCGTGGACTACGCCGGCAAGAAACTGGGGCCGGGCATGATCATGGAAATGGGTGCTGGCGACGAGGCCCAGGTGGTGGATCCCAAGGGAGCGGCCACCGACGCCACCGCGTTCCTGAAAGTTCAGCAGGGACTGATCGGCGCGGGCCAGGGATTGAGTTATGAGGCGGTGTCCCGCGACATGAGCGGGTCCACCTACTCCTCCGCCCGGCAAAACGCCATCGAGGACGAGGACACATACGCGGAGGACACGGAACTGCTGACGGAGTTCATGTCCGAGGTGTACGAGCAATTTATTATTTCGTGTTATCTCTCCGGGGTGATCACCTTCCCCGGGTTTTGGGATAAAAAGGCGGAGTATATGGCCCATGACTGGGTGAAATCCCCGAAAAAGTGGATTGACCCGGCCAAGGAAAGCACCGCCGACAAAACCGCCCTGCAGAGCGGGCAAAAGACCTACCAAGAGATCTGCGCCGAGCGGGGCAAGGACTGGCGCCAGGCCATCGACGAAACCGCCGAGGTCCTGGAGTATGGCCGAGAAAAAGGCATTGAGATGGGAGGTGTAATTTTTGGAAATGGAACGGCAGCAGCCCAGCAGAACGCCGGAGGGCAACCGCCCCAGGGATAAGGACCATGGCACCAGGAGCATGGGCCAGATCCTTTCCCGGGAGGACCAGCCCCAGGAGAGCAGACGCCGGACAATCAGTTTTTCCAGTGAGGAGCCATACCGGCGCTTTTTCGGCATGGAGATCCTGGACCACGGGGAGAACGCGGTGGACCTGTCCCGCCTGAACAGCGTGGGCGTTCTCCTGTTCAACCACAACACCGACAAGGTGGTGGGAAAGGTGATCCGGGCCTGGGTGGAGAACCACCGGGGCATGGCAGAAGTGGAGTTCGACACGGACGACGACGCCGAAAAGATCTTCGGAAAAGTGCGGTCCGGCACACTGAAAACCACGTCCGTGCGGTACAGCGTGGACGCCTGGGAGGAAGTGGTGGCCGGGAAACAATCTGCGGATGGGCGATTTACCGGCCCTTGCCAGATCGCCCGGAAGTGGACGCCGCTGGAGGTGTCCGTGGTGTCCGTGCCTGCGGATCCCACTGTGGGAGTGGGACGGGCCGACACGGGCCAGACGTGCGCCCCCCTCTCCGTGTATGAGCGACAGATCCAAGCAAACAAAAATCTGATTTTCAACAGGAGGTAAGAAAAACCATGAATGAACTGCAGAAAGCCCTTGCCCGCCAGCAGGAACTTGTGACCCTGGCCCGCAACGAGGGCCGGGACCTGACCGCCGAGGAGCAGGCGGAGTTCGACCGCTGCCAGGCCGTGATCGACGCCGGCAACGAGGGCGGAGAGGCCGGCGGCCAGCCCGCCGGCGGTGAGCGCGGCGCGGAGAACGGCGGCCAGGGCGCCCCGGCCGGCACCAACCAGCCCAGCGTGGCAGACACGCAGAGAGCGATCCAGGCGGAGCGCCAGCGCACCGCCGACATTATGGCCCTGTGCCGCCAGACCGGCATGGACGCGGAGGAGTATATCCGCAGCGGCGCCACCATGGACACCGTGCGGGCGGCGGCCGTGGACTTCCTGATCCAGCACAACGGCCCCGTGGGCGCCAGAATGTCCGACAACAGCCGGGAGCAGGACAACTTCCGCCAGGCGGCCGTGGACGGCCTGCTTATGCGTAGCGGCATGGAGGTGGAGCGCCCCAGCGAGAACGCGGAGCAAATGCGCGGCCTGTCCCTGCGCGATCTGGCCATTGAGTGCATGGCCCGGGAGGGCCTGGGGACCACGGCCTCCCTTCTCCGTATGTCCAAGGACGACCTGTGGAACATGGCCTGCCGCCAGTTCTTCAACCCCACGGCGGCCTTCCCCGCGATCCTGGACAACACGATCCGCAAGGCCATTGTGCAGAGATACCAGGCCGTCCCCACCACCTTCCAGGTGTGGACCACCAAGGGCAGCGTGACCGACTTCAAGCCCACCAAGGATCACGAGTACCTGGCCGGCGGTGCCGGCGAGTTCCTGCGCGTGGGTGAGGGCGGCGAACTGAAACACGACACCCCGCAGACCGAACTTCTCCCCCAGCGCCAGGTGGCAACCTACGGCCGCCAGTTCTCCATGACCCGGGAGGCGTTTATCAACGACGACGTGGGCTTTATCACCCAGGTGCCCGGTATGTACGCGGCCTCCGCCAAGCGCACGATCAACAAGCAGGTGTATTCCATCCTGTTCAACAACCCCACGATCTTCGACGGTGTGGCCCTGTTCCACGCCAACCACAACAACCTGATCACCACCGGCGCGGCCCCGTCCATCGAAACCCTGCAGGCCATTATGATCAAACTGCTGAACCAGAAGGACCCCTTCGGGGACAGCATTATGGTGCAGCCCCGGTACATCATCGTGCCCGTGGGTTACGGGTTCCTTATGTCGCAGATCCTGGAAACCGCGCAGATCGACGTGGACGGGATCGGCAGCCACACCGCAAACGCCCTGTATCAGTACCGGAACCGCCTGCAGGTGATCGAGGAGGGCGCCCTGAACGCCCTGGCCGGTTCCAACGCGGTGCCCTGGTTCGTCGCGGGCGATCCCACCTATGCCCGTTCCATCCAGGTGGACTACCTGAACGGCCAGGAAACCCCGACCATTCGCCGCATGGAGGTGGCCGGCCAACTGGGCTATGTGTGGGACATTTGGCTGGACTGGGGTATCACCGCCGTGGACTTCCGTGGTATTGCCAAGAACCCCGGAACCACCATCACGCTGTAAGGCAGTAAGGAGGTAAAACAGATATGAGCGCGAAATACTGGCAGAGAGGCGAAACCATCGACTACACCCCCACCGACGACCTGGCAAACGGTGACGTGGTGGACCTGGCCACCCGGATCGGCGTGGCTGGGAACGACATTCCGGCCGGCGAAACCGGCGCGGTCCACGTCGTGGGCGTGTTCGAGATCCCCAAGGCCACCGGCGCCGTCACGGTGGGCCAGGCCCTTTACTGGGACAAGGCGGCGGAAAACATCACCACCGCAGCGGGCAGCAGCCCGGCGAACACCCCGGCAGGCTGGGCCGTGGCGGCGGCCGGGTCCAGTGACGCCACGGTGCTGGTGAAACTGCTGGGCTAAAGGAGGGCCAGGCCATGAAAGGATTGATTGCAAAGCGGCCGATCCTGTACCGGGGCCGTATGTATCGGGACGGGGAGAACCTGCCCGGCGACGACACCAGAATGGTGGCCGCGTGGCTGGAAAATGACAGCGCGGAACTGTGCGGAGCGGAACAGGACACCGCCATGGGAGGCCGGGAGGAGGCCCAGGAGCCGCCCGGGGGGCCGGAGAACACCCCGGAGGTATCCGGGGATACCGAGGGCCAGGGAGCGGCAGACGGCGGCCAGGAGGCCCGGGAACAGGCCGGAGAGGGCGAAACCGGAGGCATGATCGCCGGGCACCTGGATCCCAAAGACCTGGAGGGCCTGAAAAAGGCTGACCTGGAGCGCATGGCCAACGATATGGGCCTGGATATTTCCAAGGCCAAGACCAAGGCGGACCTGATCGCCGCGATCACGGCGGCGGAAGTCTACGCCCCCGCAGAGGATGAAAACGGGGGTGCCCTGTAATGGGCGCCCCCTCCTTCAAGGACTGCGTGGCGGCGGATATTCACGGAGTATTCCTGAATACCCAGGAATTTGCAGACACACATACCATCGACGGCCGGAAAATGGACGCGGTGGTGGACGACGACGCCCTGCTGGAGCGGGACGCAGCCCGGGGAGGCGTCCACACGGATGGGACATACCGGACGCGGCGCCTGCTGTATGTGGATAAGACCGACTACGGTGGGCGGCCCATGTCGGGCAAGATCCTGAACCTGGACGGCCGGGAGTATCGCGTGGTACAGGCAGACGAGGCGGCCGGCGTCCTGACCATTGAAATCGAGGCGATCCGCACATGATCCATATCGAGGTTGACACCCAGGCCGAAATCGTGAGGATCGGCCAGCGACTGGAGCGCCTGGCGTTCCAGGCCCCGGACATTCTCCGCCTGTCCATCAATGCGGCGGCCCGCAAGGTCCGAAAGCAGATCACCAAGGACGCGGCCGAAACCTACACCATCGACGAAAGCATACTGAAAGACCGGAGCAAGGGCGCTCCAAAGGTACAGACGGCAAAGCCGGGAAATATTGAGGCCGTGATCCGGTCCAAAGGCCCGGTAAACGATCTGATCGACTTCCTTGTGAGGCCGGGGAGCGACGGCGCAAAGGCCAAGGTGCTGAAATCCGGCGGCATGAAACCGCTGGAACGCGGCGGCGCAAAAGCCTTTATCGGAAGGTTCCAGAGCGGCCATACCGCCGTTTTGCAACGGCAGATCCGGCAAACCTACACCGTGGGCGGCGCGGCGGACCGTATCAAAAAATACGGATACCCAAGCGGGGGCCAATGGCCGGACATGACCAGGATCAAGAAACTGCTGGGGCCGTCTGTACCAAGTATGCTGGGAAACGAGGAAATCCAAGAAAAAACCAGGACCATGCTTTACACGGTCCTGGACCAGGAGATCGAAAAACGGATCAATAAGGCGATCCGGCAAAGCGCCTGATCACCCCGCATGAGAGCGGAGAAACGAGCGGGCGGCCCGATACGCCGGGGACCCCTTAACCGGCTGGAGCAATTCGCGGGGCGACAGTTCGCTGGCCCATTCGGCGCCGGCGGAGGCGTCCGAAAAGGCGTAGCAAACCGCGTCCACCGGGTCCGTGGGTGCGTCCACCAATGAGGAACCGGCGTCAAAAAGCCGGACAGAGGCGGCGTACAAGGCCAGAACATCACGCGGGGAGAGTTTTTCAAACAAAAGGAAAGACAGATCCCAGGCGGAGGACAGGAGAGAAACCCGGAGGCGCTTTCCGGTAACGAACTGGAGCAGGCCCACCGGGATCCCCGTGGCGTCCTCCCTATCATAGCGGGAAAGCACAGCGCCGGCGTCCTTTTCGTCGAAATCCGGGGCAAATGTCACCTGATATTCAGCGGCAAAGGCTTTCTGCCTTTCACTGACGGGGTGCATATTTTGCGCCGCCATGTCGAGCGGGAGGACCTCCACCGGATCGGCCAGGCCAATTTCGCGGGCGGCGGCCACGGCGTCCTCCTCCCCGCAGGCGGAAACTGTACGCTTGTTTTTCCGGCCCGTTTCAGGGTTCACGCCGCGCACATCGTAGCGAAAAACCCCGTTTGAGTAACCGGAGGCGGGGCGGGGTATGACGCCATCGGCGCAGGCCACGTCCAGCCAGGAGGCCCAATAGTCCGCCGGAGTGTATCCGAGAAAAGCCGCCAAAGCGTATATGTGCTTGCACGGCAGGCCGCGCTCCTGGAAATCCGGGCAGGTGCAGCGATCCAGCGAAACCGTATAAACGCGGTCCAGCCGGCCCTGAACCTTCACAGCCCCGGCCTTTGCGTCGCAATCCAAAACCTTTGTACGTTCTCCACCCTTTGAAAAAACGGAGAGCGGGCGGGCGGCGGCGCGTCCAAAGCGGGCGTATTGCCCCGGGGCGGCGTGTACTGACGGATCCCAGGGACCAAACAAGGGGCCGCCGGAATAGTTGAACCCACCACGGGCGCCGGCGGCGGAAGGAGCGGGCCTATCAGTTTTCGGAAGGAACTTCCGCAGAAAATCAAGCATTTTTTACACCCCTTTATGCCGTGTATTACCACGATTTTCAGACTATTACCACAACATGAATTTACCACAAAAAGCGCCGAAAAGTCAAGGAGGCGAACACCACGACACCGGAATTTTTGCAGGACGCCATCGTGGCGGACCTGGCGGACCTGTTCGAGGGGCAGACCCTCCCCAGTTCTGCCGGGGACCGGCGGCCGATCCGGGTTTACTCCCAGGACCTCCCGATCATTGAGGGGCTGGACGAAACCGAGGACCGGACCGAGGAGATACCGGAACCGTATATCATCGTGCGGACCAATGAGGGAAACATTCCAGACGCCAACAGCGCCCAGGAGATCGACCTGATCCTGGTGGTATGCACCTATGACCGGAACCCGAACCGACAGGGATACAGGGACGTGCTGCACATCATCCAGGAGATCTACGGGAGGTACGCCAAAAATCCGCTGGTGCGGATCAAGGCGGACAGCGGCGGCGCGAGAGGCGGCCCGTGGTCCGTCAAGTACCCGATCAAGTGGGTTACACAGCAAGAGGACACCCACCCCTATTATTTCGGGGCCATGTCGCTGAAATTTGAGGCGCCAGCGGTGCGCCAGGAGGTGCCATTCACATGACCAAGAGAACAACCAGAAAGGCGGCGGAGGCCGCCGGCACGGTGGTGTACTGCGGCCCGTCCATCAAGGGCGTGGCCAAACAGTTCACCGCCTACAACAACGGGATCCCGGAGGGGCTGAAAGCGGCGACCGAGAAAAACAAGGTCCTGGCCGCCCTGATCGTCCCCCTGGAGGACCTGCCGGAGGCCATGCGCCAGTTGCGCCAGAAATCCGGCCGTATCCACACCCTGTATAAAGCCGTACAGGGCAGAACCTAAAGGGAGGGATCAACTATGCCTTATAATCACGGCGTTTACAACCAGGAGCAGGAAACCAGCCTGACCACACCGATCCAGGGGACGGCGGGCCTGCAGGTCATCTTCGGAACCGCTCCGATCCACCTGGCGGCGGATCCGGCGGCGGCCGTCAACAAGCCCGTGGTGTGCTATTCCTTCGCGGAGTGCCAGCAGGCCATGGGCTATTCGGACGACTTCGAGAACTTCACGATTTGCCAGAGCATGGACGCCTGTTTCCGCGTGTTCAACGTGGCGCCCATTATCCTGGTGAATGTGCTGGACCCCAGCAAGAGCAGCCATACCACGCAGAACGCGGAGGAGGAGTGCGCCGTGGCGGACGGTGCCGTGGCCTACGCAAAGCAGTTTGTCCTCCTGGACACCATCGTGGTCAAGAACGCGGACGCCACCCTGGTGGCCGGCAGCGACTACGTGGCCACCCACGCGGAGGACGGCACGGTGACGATCACCATCCTGTCCGAGGCCGCCAAGGAGGCGGAAACCCTGAAAGTGGCCAGCACCAGCCTGAAACCGGACGGCGTGACGGCGGCGGACATTGTGGGCGGCGTGGACGCCCTGACCGGGAAGGAAACCGGCCTGGAACTGGTGCGCCAGATCTATCCCCGTTTCGGCATGACGCCCGGGATCCTGCTGGCCCCCGGATGGAGCCACAACCCCACCGTGGCGGCGGCCCTCCAGGCCAAGACCGAGGGGATCAACGGGAACTTCGACTGCGTGACCTACCTGGACATTTCCACGGACCCGGAGGAGGACGGTGCAGAGGTTTACACCGACGTGAAAACCGCCAAGGAGGCCCTGGGCGCCACCTCTCCCCACGCGGCGGCCCTGTGGCCCATGGGCGCGGTGGGCGACAAGGTTTATTACCTGTCCGCCATGTTTGCCGCCCTGACGGCCTACACGGACGCCGGCAACAGCGACGTGCCCTATGAAAGCCCGTCCAACAAGGATTTGAAGATCACCAAAACCGTGCTGAAAGACGGAACGGAGGTCCTGCTGGACCAGCAGCAGGCCAACGACCTGCTGAACGCCAACGGCGTGATCACCGCCATCAACGCAAACGGGTACAAAGCCTGGGGCAACAACACGGCGGCCTATCCCTCCACCACTGACCCCAAGGATCGGTGGCTGGCGGTGCGGCGGTTCTTCGACTGGGACGGCAACAACTTTATTTTGACCTATTTCCAGAAGGTGGACAAGCCGGGCAACACCCGACTGATCCAATCCATCGTGGACAGCCAGAACATCATCGGCAACGGGTACGTGGCCCGGGACTACTGCGCCGGATACCGGACCGAGTTCAAGAGCGACGAAAACCCGATCACCAACCTGCTGGACGGCCACCTGACTGTCCACACCTACCTGGCGCCCTATATCCCGGCGGAGTACATCGAGAATATCAGAGAATACGACACGGAGGCCCTGGAGGCCGCCCTGACTGGTGGAGGTGAATAAACCATGAGCGTCCCCAATATTCCCAGCAAAATCAATAGTTACAACGTCTACAACGACGCGGAGCGCCTGATCGGCGTGGGCGATGAAGTCACCCTGCCGGACTTCGAGGCCATGGCGGAAACCATTTCCGGCGCCGGGATCCTGGGCGAACTGGACGACCCCACCGTGGGCCATTTCTCCAACATGGAAATGGAGATCCCCTTCCGCGTCCTGGACCGCGAGGCCACCGATATGCTGGACATGACCAAGGCGGTGCGACTGACCCTCCGGGCGGCCCAGCAGGCGCTGACCGTGGAGGGTGACACGGAATTTCGGTCCATGCGTGTGGTGGTGCGCGGCAAGAGCGCCACCCTGGCCATGGGCAGCGTACAGAACGCCAACCCCATGGAAAGCAGCGTGACCCTGAATGTGTCCTATATCCTGATCGAGGTAGACGGCACCACCCTGGTAGAACTGGACAAGATCAACCCGACCTTCAAGGTGAACGGCGTTGACCTGCTGCAGAAAGTGAGGGAAATGACCTAATGAGCAACAGCACCGAGAACACGGCCGCCCTGGGCGCGGCGGAGCAGGAAACCGAGGAGGAAAGCCTGGTCCTGAAATTCCGAAAGCCCTACAAGTTCGAGGGCCAGGAATACACCGCGGTGGACCTGTCCGGCATGGAGGACATGACGGCCGGGGACCTGTGCGCCGTGGCCAAACTGGCCAACCGGGAACTGGGCGTGACGCCGATCCCGGAAATGACCCTGCCTTATGCCATGTATATGGCGGCCAGGGCCAGCCACAAGCCCGTGGAGTTCTTCAAGGGCCTGCCCCCGGTGGAGGCCATGAAGTTGAAAAACCTGGTCACGGGTTTTCTGTACGGCGGGGATGGAGAGGAGTAAACCCGCCGGAAATCAAAAAGGGGTGTGTTGCCCTATCTCTCCGACTGCATAGCGGCGTGGACTACTTCCTGGGCCTGCCGCTGGACGATCTGAACGACATGGCAAAGGTGGTGCTTGAAATTGGCAAAAAGCAAGGTCATGGAACTGGCCATAAAAATCGCCGGAAAGGTAGATAAATCCCTGGGGACCAGTACCAAGGCGGCCAACAAGCAACTGGCGACCATCCAAAAGGCGGCCAACAAAGTATCCACCACCATGACGGCGGGACTGGCGGCGATGGGGACCGGGGCCATCGCCGCCACCAAGTACCTGGCCGACCTGGGTGGAGAATGGCAGACGGCCACCAACCAGGTGGCCGCCTCCACCGGCGCAGCCGGGAAGGAACTGGAGGGCCTGCGGGACGTTATGGAGGACGTGTACGCGGCCAACTACGGGGACAGCGTGGCCGACGTGGGCGACGCGGTGGCCATGGTAAACCGGAACATGGCCAACCTGGACCAGAACGGATTGACGGCGGCCACCGAGGGCGCCCTGGCCCTGCGGGACGCTTTCGAGTACGACGTGGCGGAAAGCACCAGGGCGGCGGAGGCCATCCGAAAGAACTTCGGTTCCTCCGCAGAGGAGGCTTTCAGCCTGATCGCGGCCGGCGCACAAAACGGCCTGGACTACTCCGGGGAACTGATCGACACCATCAATGAGTATTCCTCCCAGTTTGCAAAACTGGGCTTTGACGCGGATGGAATGTTTAACATTCTCCAGGCGGGGGCGGACGGAACCGCCTGGAACCTGGACAAGGTGGGCGACGCCATCAAGGAGTTTTCGATCCGGGCCATTGACGGGAGCGACAGCACGGTGGAGGCGTTCACGTCCCTGGGGTACAACGCGGAGAACATCATGGCCACCTTTGCCGCCGGAGGCGAGGGGGCCAACAAAGCATTTTTTGACGTGATCAACACCCTTATGGCCGTTGACGACCAGGTGGAGCGGGACGCCCTGGGCGTGGCCCTGTTCGGCACCATGTGGGAGGACCTGGGGACGGAGGCCATGGAGGCCATGGCCGGCGCGTCCCAGGCCGCCTACGATACCGAGGGCGCCCTGGAGAAGATCAACCAGGTCAAGTACAACGACCTGGACAGCGCGATCCAGGGGATCGGCCGCCAGATGGAGGTGGCCCTGCTGCCGGCGGCGGACGCCGTGTATCAATCCCTTATGGACAGTATGCCGGAGATCACGGAGGCCATGGAGGAGGTGTCCCCAGTGATCGCAGAGATCGCCGGGGACTTTGCCGACTGGGCTGGCGGGGCCATTTCGGACGGCCTGCCGGTCCTGGTGGACGGGATCCGCGACTTTGCAAACTGGGCGGGCAAGGCATACGAAAAGGCCAAGCCGTTCCTGTCCTTCCTGTGGGAGCATAAGGGGACGGTGCTGGCCGTGGCGGCGGCCCTGCGGGTGCTGGGGCCGGCCATCGGCGCCGTGACCACGGCCATGAACGCATTTAAGACCGCCAAGACCTTTATGGCCCTCTTGCAATCCTCCGGGAAAATCGCGCAAGTCACCGCAGCATTTCAGCGGTTCGGATCCATCCTGACGGGGCCGCTGGGTATCATCATCGCGGTGGCGGGGGCCATCGCCCTGCTGTATAAGAACTGGGACACCGTAAAGGCGTGGCTGGTGAATTTCGGCAACACCGTGAACCAGATCTGGACCAACTTTTCCAACATGGTGGGAAATGCCATCGCGGCCATCGGCCAAAAATTCCCCATGCTGGGCGCGTACCTGCAGGGATGGTGGGAGAGTATCCAGGCGGCGGTGGATAACGTGAAAGCGATTTTTCAAAATATCATCGACTTTATCAGCAACGTATTTTCCGGCAACTGGAGCGCGGCCTGGCAGAACATTGTAAACATCTTCGGAAATTTGTTCGGCATGATCGTGAACCTGGCCAAGGCGCCGATCAACGGGGTTATTTCTGCCATTAACTGGGTTATTTCCAAGATCAACAGCATTTCCGTGACGATCCCGGACTGGGTGCCGGGCGTGGGCGGCAAAACCCTGGGCTTTAATATCCCCACGATCCCGCAACTGGCGGAGGGCGGCGTGGCCACCTCCCCCACCCTGGCGGAGATCGGCGAGGGCGGGGAACCGGAGGCCGTCATGCCACTGTCCAAACTGGCGGCCCTGCTGGACGAATACACCAAGAAACCGAAACCGACCGGCGGCACAGACGGCCAGGAGGGCGGCGACGGGGAAACCATCGTATTCTCCCCCGTGCTGAACTTCTACGGCAAAGCGGACCGCGAGGAGGTGGAGGAGGCCACCCGGATCTCCTTCGAGGAGTTCAAGCGCCTGTATAAGCGCCTGAAAGCGGAGGAGCGCCGGAAGAAATTCAAGCCGGAGCCTGCGATGGGGTAAGGAGGGCGCCATGGAAAAGACCTATACGACGAAACAGGGCGACGCCTGGGACGCCATCGCGTTCCGGGTGTACGGAGACGTGAAATATACCGGCTTTCTCATGCAGGCCAACTTCCCGCACCTGGACACCTTCGTGTTTGACGCGGGGGTGGTCCTCCAAACGCCGGACCTGCCGGAGGACGACGACCTGGCCAACGCGCCGATCTGGAGGACCACCGCATGAGGACACGGAGAGCGGAAACGGATCTGACCTGGAACGGCGCGGCCGTCACCAGCAAAATGGTGGGCTACAAGGCCACCGTGACCTATACGGACGCGGCCAGCGGCGAGGCGGACAGCCTGGAGATCAGCATGAACGACCGGGACCGCCAATGGACCACGGCGTGGATGCCGAAAACCGGGGACACCCTGACGGCCGCCATTAAGGTGTACGACTGGGAGCGGGAGGGCGACAACCGGACACTGGACTGCGGATTTTTCATCCTGGACAATTACAGTTTTTCGTGGTGGCCCATGACCGGGACCATTTCGGCCGTGTCGGTGCCGGCGGATAGCGCTTTCCGGGCGACGCAGCGGACCAAGACCTGGGAAAAGGCCACCCTGCAGGCCATAGGAAACGAGATCGCGGCCAGGGCGGGCATTACCCTGACCTGGGACGTGGAGGGGGAACCCATTACCGTCGAAAGCGTGGAGCAATCCGAGCAAACGGACTGCGAGTTTTATATGAGCCTGTGCGAGGAATACGGCCTTTCCATGAAGGTGTACGCCCAAAAAATCGTGGTGTACGACCGGGAGCAGTACAAGGAGCGGGACGTGGCGGGCACCATCCGGGAAAGCGAGATCGAAAGCGGTTCCTGGAATACCACCCTTGACGGGACCTATACCGGCGGGGAATACACCTACACGGACCCGAACACCGAGGAGGAGATCAAGGTCACGGTGGGGACGGGAACCCGGATCCTGAAACAATCCGGCAAGGCCGACAACAAGGCCGACGCGGAGCGCAAGATCACGGCGGCGGTGGCCAACGCCAACCACGGCGCCACCACCCTGTCCCTGACCATCATGGGGCGGCCGGACCTGGTGGCCAGCCAGTGCGTCACCGTGGTGGGGATCGGCCGCCTCTCCGGCAAGTATTTTATCGACAGTATCACCCACACGGTGGGCGGAGGATACACCATGGACATGGAACTGTCCCTGGTGGAGGCCATGACCGAGGAAGTGATCAAGGACGCCACGGAGCGCCTGGCGGCGGTGGGCGTCATGGACAGCCCGGAATACTGGGTGCAGCATTACAAGGACGTGGCCAACCTGGACGGCCTGATCCTGAACATGGCCACCCGGATCAAGACCAACCTGGGCGGCAGCAGTATCACCACCGTGGACGACGCCCTGGACGTGCTGACCCGCACCGGCGTGATCAACTCCCCGGACTACTGGGCCAGCAAGCACAGCGCCCTGGCGTGGCTGGACACGCTGCTGATCAGCGCCGCCAACGCCCTGACCGAGTGAGGAGGAACCAATGAACGCAAACATAAGGCTGGGGAAAATATCGTCCATCGACTACGCCAAGGGCATGGCCAGGGTGGTGTACCACGAAAAGGACGACGACGTGACGCGCCTGATCCCCCTGCTGTCCCATGAGTACAAAATGCCGCCCGTGGGGTCCCAGGTCCTGGTGGTCCACCTGTCCAACGGGACGGAGGCCGGGGTGGTCCTGGGGCGGCCGTGGAGCGACAAGAACGCACCGCCGGAGGGTGGGGCCGCCCTATACCGGAAGGACCTGGGGCAGAACCCAGGGGACGCCATGATCCGGTACGACGGCAGCACCCTGACCATCAAATGCACCGGAGCCATCAACATCGAGGCCGGCGGGGCCATTACCATCAACGGCGCCACCATTGACCTGAACTAAAGGAGGCGGGAACCATGCCAAACGCGGCAAGACTGACGGACGCGGTGGACGGGACCACCGCCGGGGAACATTCGGGGCACGTGCCACCACATTCCCCTGAACCGTTCACCGGGGAGATCTCCGGGGCCTGTTCGGGGAATGTGCGGATCAACGGACTGGCGGCCGCCACGGTGGGCAGCACCACCACCGAGCGGGACGGGTGCTGTGGGTCCAGCCAGGGCGCGGTGGCGGCCGGCAGCGGGACGGTGCGGATCAACGGGAAAGCGGCGGCCAGAACCGGCGACGCCCTGGCGCCCCATAGCGGGACCGGGAACATCACCGGGGGCAGCGCCACCGTGCGGATCGGAGGGTAAACCATGGCCATCGGAACACTGGGAAGAAAGATCGTTTTTGAGGTGAGCGACGACCGGGTTTTTACGTTTTCGGAAATGACCCGGGAGATCACGAGCCGGTGGGCCAACCACGAACCCCAGGGGGTCAAGCCAAAGCCGGAGTTTTTGGGCGCCGGCCTGCAGACGGCCAGCCTGACGATCACCATTTCCGCCACCCTGGGGGTCCGCCCCAGGGACGTGCTGGAGGCCATCGAGAACATGGTGGAGAACGGCACGGCGGAAACCCTGGTGATCGGCAACAGGCCGGTGGGAAACAACCCCTTCCGCCTGACCGGATCGAGCGAAACCTGGGGCGTGGTGTATAACCGGGGCGAACTGGCCAGGGCCTCCGTGACCATCAACCTGGAGGAGTACACATGAACGAAACCGGCGTTTACGACTTCAAACTGGAATACACCTTCGCCGGCGACTACATGGCAGAACTGGACCGGCAACTGGCCCTGCTCCTGTCAACCAGAGAGGGCACCATGCCCCTGGATCGGGAGTTCGGCCTGAACATGGACTTTGTGGATATGCCGCCAGAGGTGGCAAAGAGCCTATACACGGCGGAGGTCACGGAAAAGGTGGCAAAGTTTATCCCCACGGTTCGGGTCCAGGAAGTCGCGTGGAGCAGCGGAGGGCAAGGAAATTTAATTGCAAAGGTGGTGATCACAAGTGCCTGACGAAATGAACGCGATCAAGAACCTGCCGGACATTTCTTTCATCGACAACAAGAGCATTGACCAGGTGCGGCAGGAAATGGTGGCGGACTATGAAAGTTATATTTCCGAGGCAACCGGCCAGAGCGTGACCCTGGAGCGGTCCAGCGTCCACCGAATGGAACTTTATGCGGCGGCGGCGCAGATCTACCAGGCCATGCAGTACATAGACCGACAGGGAAAGCAAAGTATCCTGAAATACTCCTATTCGGATTTTCTGGACAATCTGGCCATTTTTAAGGGCGTGACCCGGACGCCGGCCACGGCGGCCACCACCACCCTGCGCTTTACCCTTTCGACGGAGCGGGACGTGGCCACGGGGATCCCCCAGGGGACCCGCGTTTCCACGGCCGGGTCCACCTACTTCGCCACGGACGTGTACGCGGAGATCCCGGCGGGGTCCACCACGGTGGACGTGCCGGCTACCTGCACGGTGGCGGGTACGGACGGGAACGGCTTTGCCGCCGGGGAACTGTCCACCATCGTGGACCCGATCCCCTATGTGGCCAGCGTGACCAACACAACGGCCACCGAGGGCGGCGCGGAGATCGAGAGCGACGAGGACCTGGCGGAGCGGGTTTTCCTGGCACCTGGGGCCTATTCTACGGCCGGGCCGGAGGACGGATACCTGTACCACGCCAAGGCGTACAACCCCGCCATAGGCGACGTGGTGGCCACCAGCGACCAGGAAGCGGGCACCGTCGATATTGTTTTTATCATGGCCAACGGGGACACCCCGGGGGAGGAAATGATCGAGGGCCTGGAGGGATACCTGCAGGGCAAGACGATCCGCCCCATGACGGACCTGGTGCAGGTGTCCGCCCCGGAGGAGGTCAAGTACACCATCAACCTGACCTATTACATCAACCGGAGCGACAGCGCCCAGGCGGTGACGATCCAGCAGGAAGTGGCGGCGGCCGTGGAACAGTACAAGACCTGGCAGCGGGCTATCGGGCGGGATATTAACCCCTCCCAACTGATCCGCATGGTCATGGACGCGGGAGCCAAGCGGGTGAGCGTGACCGCGCCGACCTACACCACGGTGGCGGCCACAAAGGTGTCCGCCCTCCAGGGAGAGGCCACGATCACATACGGAGGGCTGGAGGATGATTAAACTTTCCGGGAGCCGGTTCACGCAGATCATGCCGGAGAACCTGGCCAGCCAAGCAGAAACCCAGGCTTTTGCCTATGCGGTGGGGCGGCAGGTGGAAAAACTGTGCGCCTACTCCGACGCGGCGCGGACCTATGCGGCCATTGCCACCATGCCGGAGTGGCTGCTGGACTATATGGCCGTGGAACTTCGCACCCCGTCCTATGATGAAAACTATTCCCTGAAAACCAAACGGGCGCTGATCCAGGGGTCCCTCCTGTTTTACACGCAGATGGGGACACCGGCGGCGGTGAACCGGATCATTGAAACCATCTTTGAAACCGGGTACATAGAGGAGTGGTACGAGTACGACGGGGAACCCCACCACTTCCGCGCCTATGTGGGCGACGGCGGAGAAGTGGGGCCGGGGGAACTGGAGGAGTTCCGGCGGGTTCTGTCCTCCGTCAAGCGCCTTTCGTCCTGGCTGGACGACATTATCACCATCACCACTATGGACCCGGAGATCGTGACCTTTACGGGCACCATGGGCAAGGGCTACACGTCCACGCCCCTGCCGGAGGCGCCGGTGGACTACCACCTGGAGGACGCGATCCGAGCGGGCGGCGCGTTCGGCACCATTACGCAGACCGCCATCCCGGCGGCAATCTAAACAGGAGGGAAACCCATGTTTTACGGATTTGTAATCACGGAGGCCGGCAACAGTCTGCTGGCCAGCATGGTGGCAGGGCAAACCCTGACCATCACAAAGGCAGTTGTGGGCGAGGGCACCGCAGACAATGCGGAGGCCGCCCGGAAGTTGACGAACCTGATCGACCCGGGACCGGAGGGCACCAGCACCGTGCCCACGGTGGAGGAGAACAGCGTCAACATGATCGTGGAGTATCGGTCCGACCTGAACGGCGGCCTGCAGCAGGGGTTCTGGATCGGTGAATTTGGCATTTTCGGAAAGGTGGGGACCGGGGCGGAAACCCTGATCGGGTACGGGTCCCTGGGCGACGCCAAGCAGTACGTGAGCGCCTACGTGGCCGGGGCCGCACCGGACGTGCGCCGGTATCCCGTTTCCATCACCGTCACCACCGGGATCCAGGTTGACGTGGACTATCCGGCGGAGGCGTGGATGACCGCCGAGGACGTGGCGGACCTGTTCAACCAGACCTTGAAACCGGAACTGGAGGAGAGCCTGGACGGCCTGATCGAGGACCACAACGAGGACCCGGACGCCCACCAGGGCGCCCTAAAGAATAAGCAGGACCAGATCAAGGTGGAGGGCCTGCTGAAAGGGAGCAAGACCACCACCGAGGAGGGCGAAACGTACAGCGTGGGAGCGGCCAGACCGGGCACCGACTACCAGGCGCCCACCAACACCCTGACGGCGGCGGAGAGCATGACCACGCAGGACCTGATCCCGTTCTATGACGCCACCGCCGGCCAGCACAAGCGGACCACGCTGCAGGCGCTGAAAGAGGCCATCGGCGTACAAAGCCCCACCATTTCCGTGACGACCTGCACGGGGGCGTCCGTGACCTGTTCGGACGGAGCGGAAACCACCCTGCAGGGTACGGGTTCGACGGACTTTGAACTGCCCCACGTGGGCACCTGGACGGTGACGGCCTCCCTGGGCGGGGAGAGCGTGTCGGAGCAGGTGCAGGTGGGCGGCGGCCTCCTGTACGAGGTGGACCTGATGATCACCAGCGGGATCGCCGTCACCACCCAGCCGACCAAGACCACCTACTACATCGGGGAGGCGTTCGATCCGGCCGGCATGGTAGTGACCGCCACATTTGCGGACGACACCACCGCCAACGTGACCGAGGACTGCGAATTTTCCCCGCAGACCATGGCGGCGGGAACCCAGTCTGTCACCGTGACCTATCAGCGGGCGGGGGTCCAAAAGACCACCAGCGTGGCGGTGGCGGTGCGGGTGCTGGACCACATCGACGTGACCACGGAGCCAAGCAAAAAGGCGTACAAGTACGGGGAAACCTTTAACCCGGCGGGCATGGTGGTGACGGCGTACTACACCGACGACCAGAGCCGGGCCGTGACGGGATACACCTACTCCCCCACCGGCGCCCTGGACATGGACGACACCACGATCACCATTTCCTATACGGAGGGCAGCGTGACCAAGCAGACCACGCAGGCCATCACGGTGGCCAAGGTGCTGGACAGTATCGAGATCACCACGCCGCCCAACAAAACGGCCTATTTCTCCGGGGAAACCTTTAACCCGGCGGGCATGGTGGTGACGGCACACTACACCGACGGGAGCAGCCAAGCGGTGAGCGGGTACACCTACTCCCCCACCGGCGCCCTGGCCACGGGCAACACCACGATCACCGTGTCCTATTCGGAGGGCGGCGTGACCAAGACGGACACCCAAACCATCACGGTGACGGCGATCTCCAACACCCTGAACAGCAATTCGTGGGCCACCATCAAGGCCGTTTCCGACGCCGGCCAGGGGGACAACTACTGGGACGTGGGCGACACCAAGAGCATCACCATCAACGGCCAGGTGGGAAACACGAACTTTTCCAACCTGTCAATCAATGTCTATATTATCGGGTTCAACCACAATTCCGCCCGGGAGGGGTCCAACCGGATCCACTTCAAGATCGGAAAGATCGGCGGCACCCAGGTGGGCCTCTGCGATGCCCAGTATAGCAACTATCAGAGCGGAAACGGGTATTTCAACATGAACCCGAACAACAGCAACAGCGGCGGGTGGGCCAGTTGCCACATGAGAACCACGATCCTGGGTTCCGACGCCTCCCCCACCAGCCCGAGGGCAAACACCCTGCTGGCGGCCCTGCCGGCGGACCTGCGGGCCGTTATGAAACCGATCACCAAGTACAGCGACAACACCGGCGGCGGCAACAATACGGCCAGTTATGTGACCAGCACCACGGACTACCTGCCCCTGCTGGCGGAGTTCGAGATCCACGGCGCCAGAACCTACGCCAACAGCGCGGAGCAGAACTACCAGCAGCAGTACGCCTACTATCAGGCGGGCAACA